GTTTATCCTGTAGTCTCAGTCCAGCTGAGATGACTGTTGCCTCGCGGCGTTTACAGTCAGGCGGCGCCGGCTGCACTGCAGCACGGTCAATCCGCGAAGCGCTTCTGAAGGCGTTCCGTCTGGTCTCTGAGGAGCTTGGTCAGCTCCCCTGGTCAGACCCTCCCTTTCGGGAGGAGCAGGACTGCCTTTCGCTGAAGCGCGAGTTTCTGCGCAGGAAGGCGCAGCTTGTCAGTTCCCTTGGTGATTCTAGGGAATCAAAGAAATGGGAGTTTGGTTTGAAGAGCTGTCTAAGGTTCTTCGACCTCGAGTGCTCCTGTGACGAGCTCGCGCGAGAAGAAGCCATCAATAGTTGGGTCCGTAGGCAGACCGCGCCTATTGATTCTTCTCCTGCGACCCCAGCCAGCTGGGGTGAGCCTGTCAAGGAGTTGGCCCGACGGATCCGTTCGATCGTCGGCCTTGACTGGGCGAAGGACCTCGACAGATACAGACAATCGGCTATGGTGCCTGACCAAAATGGTTGTCTGGAGAAGTCGAGGAGGAAGGGTGGGACCCTGTCGTGCAACCCGAGTCTCCCGGCCAGGTTTGGCTACCGCGTCGCAGCGGCGAAAACCAAGGGGAGGATGAGAGTTGTGACCTTGCAATCGGCTAGGGTTAAGCGAACCCTCGACCCACTTCACGAGTGTCTTTATGACTTTATCAGCCGTCGTAGCTGGCTCGTCCGTGGGGAGTTCACTAAGGAGCACGCATCGCGGGTCTGCCGAGATCTGCGTCAGGGAGAGACAATTATTAGCGGCGACTACACGGCCGCGACGGACTTCATCAACTTTGAGGTGGTCGAAGCCGTGGTTGCTGTCCTCTCCGAGTCTCCTTATCTCACCCTTGAGGAAAGAGAGACCCTTTTGGGGTCTTTCTCCGCGGAGAATCAACTGGCCACACTGCCCCCGTCTTTCGGGTGTCGTACAGTGCGTTTAACGAGGGGCCAGATGATGGGTAGCAAGCTGTCCTTCCCCATGCTTTGTCTGATCAACAGAGCTGCCTGGGGGATGGCGAACTCGCTCCGCGGCAAGCGGGCCGGTAAGAGGGAACGGCGTAGTGTTATAATTAATGGCGACGATATAGCATTCGCCGGCGATCAGTCGATGTTCGACGACTGGATCAATACTACTTCCCTCTTCGGTATGGTGGTGAATAATGAGAAGACCGGGCGTTCAACTAGGTGGCTTGAGTTGAATTCGCACGCGTGGGACCTTTCGAACGGTTCCATGGTGCCTAAGCCCGTGTTTACCCCGCTTCTCTTAGACAACACCCCCGGTTGTGTCCTCACTCGTCTGTGGGAAGGTCTGAGGTGTCTATCGGCAAAGACACTACGCCTGGCAGTGTACCTTTGTGCCCATGAGATCAAGGTTACCGGGGTTGATGTATCCGGCATCCCACCTCGTATCAGACGAGTCCTATTTAGGGAGAAGTGGTTCCGTTCTGCCGTCTCGCGGAAACCACGAGTAAAGAGTCGAGGCGTGAAGAGGTGTTGGCCGGTTGTCCTTCGTGACTTCCGTCCTCCGCACGCCTATCTCCCAGTGTACGAGGAGTTGGTTCAAGAGTCTCTGAGGTTTGGCGTTTCCCTGGTTATCGGAAGGGACGCTCAGCCTCTTGAAAATTTTAAAAGAAGATGGCCATTGCCTCGCGCTCAAAGGTTCTGTTGGCTTTCCGTCGGCAGTACCTTTGTTTGGCGTTGGACCGTTCCCGTGCTTCTTGCATGGTTACGGCTTGATTTGCCCATCGACTTTCTCTCGTCCGGCAACTGGGAGATCGATCACCCTGACCTTGCCATCGAGGTCACTGTGTATCGTGACTATCCTATTCCTTCGCTCCTCTTACCACCCCCTTACTGCGGCGAATTAAGCGACCCTCCGCCGTGGGTCGATCCACCCCCTGTTGCTCACTGGGAGTGTGGACGCAGTCGTAGGCTGGGGACGGGTCTTCGGACCCTTCCCTTTAGGGTGCGTAAGGGCGACTACAGAATACGCTGATTCTGCAGGAAGAGGGAGTAGTTCTGGATGCCTGATCCAGATGAGAACCCCAATCTCAGTACTTTCGGGGAAAGGAGCGG